CCTGTGTTCCTTGTGTACCTTGAACGCCTTGTGTGCCTTGTGTACCTTGAACGCCTTGTGTACCTTGAACTCCCTGTAGTCCTTGTACTCCTTGTATGCCTTGTATGCCTTGTGTACCTTGAACGCCTTGTGTACCTTGAACTCCCTGTAGTCCTTGTACTCCCTGTGTTCCTTGTGTACCTTGAACGCCTTGTGTGCCTTGTAGTCCTTGTGTACCTTGAACTCCCTGTAGTCCTTGTACTCCCTGTGTTCCTTGTGTACCTTGTACGCCTTGTGTACCTTGAACGCCTTGTGTGCCTTGTACGCCTTGTGTACCTTGAACGCCTTGTGTGCCTTGTGTACCTTGTGTACCTTGAACGCCTTGTGTACCTTGAACTCCCTGTAGTCCTTGTACGCCTTGTGTGCCTTGTGTACCTTGAACGCCTTGTGTGCCTTGTGTACCTTGAACGCCTTGTGTTCCTTGAACTCCCTGTAGTCCTTGTACGCCTTGTATGCCTTGTATGCCTTGTGTACCTTGAACGCCTTGTGTACCTTGAACGCCTTGTGTACCTTGAACTCCCTGTAGTCCTTGTACTCCCTGTAGTCCTTGTACTCCCTGTGTTCCTTGTGTACCTTGTACGCCTTGTGTACCTTGTACGCCCTGTGTACCTTGTACGCCTTGTGTACCTTGTACGCCCTGTGTACCTTGAACGCCTTGTGTACCTTGTACGCCCTGTGTACCCTGTACGCCTTGTGTTCCTTGAACGCCTTGTGTACCTTGAACGCCTTGTGTACCTTGAACGCCTTGTATGCCTTGTACGCCTTGTGTACCTTGTACGCCCTGTGTACCCTGTACGCCTTGTGTACCCTGTACGCCTTGTGTGCCTTGTACGCCTTGTGTACCTTGAACACCCTGTAGTCCTTGTGTACCTTGAACGCCTTGTGTACCTTGAATGCCTTGTACGCCTTGTGTGCCTTGAACGCCTTGTACACCCTGTGTACCTTGGACGCCTTGTGTACCTTGAACGCCTTGTAGTCCTTGTGTACCTTGAACGCCTTGTGTACCTTGAACGCCTTGTACGCCTTGTGTTCCTTGTACGCCTTGTGTGCCTTGAACGCCTTGTACACCCTGTGTACCTTGGACGCCTTGTGTACCTTGTACACCCTGTAGTCCTTGTGTGCCTTGAACGCCTTGTAGTCCTTGTACACCTTGTGTTCCTTGTAGTCCTTGTACGCCTTGTGTTCCTTGAACACCTTGTGTACCTTGTGTACCTTGTGTTCCTTGAACGCCTTGTGTACCTTGTACGCCTTGTAGTCCTTGTGTACCTTGAACTCCCTGTAGTCCTTGTGTGCCTTGAACGCCTTGTGTGCCTTGTACGCCTTGTGTACCTTGAACACCCTGTAGTCCTTGTGTGCCTTGAACGCCTTGTGTACCTTGAACGCCTTGTGTACCTTGTACTCCCTGAGTGCCTTGTGTACCTTGAACACCCTGTAGTCCTTGTGTACCTTGAACTCCCTGTAGTCCTTGTGTGCCTTGTACGCCTTGTACACCCTGTAGTCCTTGTGTACCTTGAACGCCTTGTAGTCCTTGAACGCCTTGTAGTCCTTGAACGCCTTGTAGTCCTTGAACGCCTTGTGTGCCTTGTGTTCCCTGAACTCCTTGAACACCCTGTAGTCCTTGTGTACCTTGTAGTCCTTGAACTCCTTGAACTCCCTGTAGTCCTTGTGTTCCTTGACTACCTAATATCCCTTGAACACCTTGTAATCCTTGATACCCTTGAATACCTTGTAATCCTTGACCACCACCTCCTCCAGATAATCCTACTGTACCAATATAACGATACCCGACAACATAAATGACTTTACCTGATGTTAATGCTGTTGGAATAGTATTTCCAATAAAGTTCAATACACCAGACTGGTAATTGAACCAATATTCACCTGTACCACTTGATCCTGCATCAAAAATTTGTGTACCAGTAATCTCTGGGTTAATTGCACCTGGGTTATCAACATATGTTTTAACTAAGTAAGTTGAGCCAAATTCTTGAGGAATCCAATATGTCAAATTTGTCAACCATGTTGGATAAATACCTCCAATGGGAACCGTAGTAGTGTCTGCAACACATTGAATAGCACCTGTTCCTGTATATCCTTGTACATATCCAGGCACATCTGCTGCTATAGCTGGTATTTGATCAGCCTCTACCCAAACAGTATCTCCTCTTATAAGTAATGGGCTTGGAATAGATTCATTACTTGGGCTCTTATTTGCCTCTGTGTCCGTTTTTGTAACACCAAATGCCTGCTTATAGAGTAGGTCTAATTTTTGACTTTGTGAAATTGACATTACTTATTATCCTTAATTGCTTGCTGCTTGTAAACTAAATGCTGTGATACTCTGTCCACTTGTTAATTTGATACGAACATAAATTTCATTTGTTCCTGTACTTGATGAACTTACTGTACCAAATGTTGCTGTTATTGCTTTATTTGTTTGAGCAGAATTTAATGGAGCTACTCCACCTAATGCTGCTCCATTACTACCATTTCCACCTGCATCTGTGTTAGCTCCAGGTACACCTGCACCAGCATATGCTAAACTTAAATCTAACCAACCATTTAATGTAGATGTAGAATCTATTGTGCTTCCTGGTAATGCTACCCATAATCCAGCCAATGTGCCTGTCCATTTAAAATCAAACTTTGACAGTGAGGTTCTAATGAACTTAAAAGTAAAGTATTGTGAACCACCTCTACCGCTACTCAAATTTGGTCCTACTGGTAAATATCCAGTAGCATAATTTGTAATATCGTGTTTCATTATTGCTGCAACTATTGTTGCATCATATGTTTGTAACGGTCCTGTTTGACTATTAAACGCAGTAGCACTTGCTGAAAAACTAGGAGTATCTGTTGATCCTGGATTATCAATTCTAAATGCCAATCCCGATCCAACACCAACAGTACCGGTAATAACAATATTTGCTTCTTCCATTGTACTGGATGTGCCAGTTTTGTAAAGTATATTAGCACCAGGAGATAATGATTGTGTACCAACATTATAACTATTATTAGCACTTACAGTTGGACTGCTACTACTTGCACCAAACCCTGACGTGATGTTTGCAGTTGTTGAAACTAATTGTGTTCCTGAACTTACATATAAATTTTGTGCTAAGGGTGTTGTAACACCTGCTGTAGCATATGTTACACTTGCAGGAGCAGCAAATGCACCTGCTGCTGTACCAGTTATAAATGTGTCACTTGTTGGATACATATTTCCGCTTAATCGATTAACTTCAAAGTTTGCTGTAAACTGATTTGTATTTGGATAGTGAGGTACAGTACTTGAATATGTATAAGTTGGTGATCCAGGAGCTGAAAAACTTACATTACTGAATGCAGGTGTACCTGGTGCACTACTATCATAATACCAACTTGGAGTATTAGTATTACTTGTAGCACTATCTGCAATTTTTACTTCATTCCATCCTTCGGTTACTGTACCACTTGCTCTACTAGAAAATACTGACCAAAAACCTGCTGCAATATTTGCATTGACAACATTATAATCATAATTATTGAAAATTACTAAGTTACTATATGTTCCATTTCCATCCAATGATGTAGTTAATGTTCGATTACCAGAATCAGTACCATTTAAAAATGCAGTAATTGTACCTTGATCACCTGGGCCAACATTTGCAATGTTTGAAGTAGTATAAGAACTGGCTCTTCTAACTGAAGTTACAGTGGTGCCGCCTGAAACTGATTTGTTGGCTCCTGGTGTATTATCTGTTTGTACAAAATTTGCCATACGATATGTTGACAAACTAGAAATAGTTAATGTTTGCCCACCAGGGAAATTATTTGGACTTGGTGGAACTAGTTTACCTAATACGTTGTTTAATTGTGCAATAGCATTACTTACTGATGATGAATTTGTAAGTGATACTGCATTTGTAACTAAATTTCCTTGTGTTGGATCACCTAGTTGAATGTTTGTAGCACCACCCGAGGTGTTAGGTATATATACTCCTGTTTCTCCAACTGTCATGACATTTGCTATACCATTTGCTGCAAAAGTAATATTACCATCAGCATTAGCTATGTTAACATTACTATTGCCATTGCTAATTTCTGATCCACTACCACCGGTAGAAGAAAAAGTAATACTTTGAGGAGTCGAATTTGGATCTGTAGTAATTACAATACCATTACCGGCAATAAACTCAACTGTATCTTCACCTACAGCAACGAGACTTGGTTGACCATTAACTTCCCAAGTTTTAAATGTACTTCCCAATGATACTACAACATTACCTGCACCCAAATCTGTGACGTTGAAACCAGTATCGGTATCAAAAATTAAACCAGAAACATTTGAAACTACATTTATTATATTTCCGCCTGTGATATTTCCTTGACTTACAGTAAGTGCAATAGTAGTACCTTGCAGTCCTTGTGTTCCTTGTATTCCTTGAATACCCTGTATTCCTTGTACACCTTGTACACCCTGTGTTCCCTGAACGCCTTGAATACCCTGTATTCCTTGTACACCTTGTACACCCTGTGTTCCCTGAACGCCTTGTACGCCTTGAAGTCCTTGTACGCCTTGTACGCCTTGAAGTCCTTGTACGCCTTGAAGTCCTTGTACGCCTTGTACGCCTTGAAGTCCTTGTACGCCTTGTACGCCTTGAAGTCCTTGTACGCCTTGAAGTCCTTGTACGCCTTGACTACCGGTTACACCTTGTACGCCTTGTACGCCTTGACTACCGGTTACACCTTGTACACCTTGAAGTCCTTGTATACCTTGACTACCAGTTATCCCTTGTACACCTTGGCTACCAGTTAAACCTTGTACACCTTGACTCCCTGTAATACCTTGACTACCAGTTATCCCTTGTACACCTTGGCTACCAGTTACACCTTGTACACCTTGACTACCTGTAATACCTTGATTACCAGTTATACCTTGTATACCTTGCGCCGCAGTAGATCCTGCAATACCTTGTAACCCTTGTAAACCTATATCACCCTGTAAACCTATCGTACCTTGTATACCCTGTGTTCCTGTTCCAGATATACCTTGAAGTCCTTGTAAACCATAAAATCCTTGAATACCCTGTACACCTTGTATTCCTTGTCCACCACCAGGCGTAAAGGGTTGTCCATTTGCCCAATAAAAGTTATTACCATAAATATTGTTGGCAGCTACATTTCCTGTGGTATCAATATTAGTAACAACGTTACCATTGGCATCAACAACAGTAATAGGTGGTATACTTGCGCTAAAACCACCGGCCGAATTAAATGGATCTGATGACATAAATTAAAATCCCTTATATTATATTTATCATATTGGAATAGTACTTATGATAGAAAAAAGAACCAGTTATATCTTTTTTCCTTTTATAAATACTTGATGTTATTGAGACAACCTAGACGTAAGCTATGTGAAATTTGTAATATATCATTGGTAAAACCTAATGGTAAAAGCAAATATGGATTTCAAAAATGGCACAAATATTGTGCTAGTTGTGCTAAAGGTAAGTATAGCGACAATTATAGCTATTTACAAAGTAAGAAAAACAAATGTGAAAAATGCGGTTTTACGGCCGAAGATAAAATTCAACTTTCTTTATTTTATAAAGATGGAAATAGAAAAAATAAAGAAAAAAATAACGTAAAAACTTATTGTTTAAACTGTGCTGCATTACAAAAGAAAAAATTAAAAGATAAAACTAAATCAATATTAGATATAACAGTTGATACTGATCTTACTATATAATTTATTATGTAATGTTTATACCCTCAGTAAACGATACATTACTAATTGTTAACGTTTGAGGATTATATAAGACTCTCCTAGTACCTCCCATCAAACTGTTTAAATCTGCCCAATCAGAACTTGTGGCAGTTGTTGGGGTTGGTCCTTGATAAAATTTACTTTCATCTTGTATAGAAATTGACTGTAAATAGCTTCTTACATCTTGCCAAGTCCAATTTCTATTTGATTCTAATTTAGTAGCTATAAACCCTGTAGATACAGGACAAGCAGCACTTGTTCCTCCAAAAGATGCATCAAAAAAGGATGCATCGGTGGTGTACCTAGCGTTTTCTCCAATTTGTATATCAAATTGACTTCTAGCATTTTCGTATAATGTTAATTCCCATACCATGTTGGGACTACCAACAACCCCTGATATATCATTAGTTCCTTCAAATCTAAATCTTATTCTACGATTAGGAGAACTGCCTTCAAACCCACCATAACAACGTTGACAACTATTATCATCCGCACTAATGCAAATTTTACGCATAGTTGGTGTAGATTCATTAAAAGTTAAATCAATATACCCTGATGTAAAAGTTACTAAACTGTTAGTTGAAATAAAAACATTACCAAATGTAGAATTTGCAAATGTTATAGTAAATCCACCTCCACCTGATATGTTTACTCCATAATAACCGTCATCATTATCTCCACCTGATATAGATAATAAACTTAATCCTGCTGACCCTTTTAAGTCACTAGGAATAGAAGTTAATGTAGCAGTGGTATCACTAGTAGTGATAAGCCTCCAGCCTGTGTTTGGCTCAGCATTAAAGCTTGAGGTACCATTTAATCTTGCAATAGCATTACAAAGTGCAGTAAAACCCTGTGGTGCACCTGATCCTGGGTAAGTGTCTGGTCTTAAATATTCAGGAGTATACCCACGATTAGCTGCCATTGTTCCATCTGCGGGAGCATATACATCAATTTGATCACCCATATCACTATAATTTACTTTTCGTTCTTTCCCGTCTGACATATTTTGATCATCTAATGCTCCTATATTAATTGCAGGATAAACTACTTGTCCATTTGATGTGTATTTCCCCAATTGTTGAGGGAAACCTCTACGACTTGTTGTATTATAGCATGTTAAACCAAATTCTGAATGCGTTGCCTTGGATAATTCTATATTAAGACCACTAGCCCAATAATTATTATAATCTGGTTGATCTGATCCTACTTGTTGTTGATTACTGTTTCCTGCTGCTGCTACAAAAATGACGCCTGCTTGGATTAATTCATTGCCTGCTTCAGTAAAGCTATTATCTAACATTTCACCTTTAAATCTACCAGCGTCTCCTGTACTTCCTAAATATTGCATAAAAGCAGGCTTACTTGCTCCAGTAAATGTCACGCCTCCTTGACCAGTAGTTCCTTGTCTAAAATAATATGCACCACCTGAACTTCCTTGTACCGCTCTGTAGCCCCAACTATTACTACATATTGTTGGATTTCTTGTGCCATATGTAGGGTTAATAGGTTTAATTTGATGAAATATTTTTACTAGGTCAAAATATTGTTCGATACCTGCTCCGTAAGTTCCGTATACATTAATAAAAAACTTATTAGCATTGTACGCCCATCCTTGTGTCCTACCATAGGTTAAAGCACCGCAACATGTGCCATGATCACCCTCACCTGGACTATTTAAGTTATCTCCATTACAATTTGCCCTTGTATAACTAGAGGTAATTGTTACTGTACCTGCACTACTAAATTCACTTGATCGCTGTGATGAATTTCCCCACCATGTTCTTGCTACTGATTCAACCGGCACCGTAGTACCATCCCATCTAGTAGTTAACCTAGTGCTTGGGCTAGCATTAAACCATGCAGGATCAATATAATATGGCGCTTCTAAAACTAAATCTACTAACATACAGGTACCAGTATTGCTTAATACGTTTCCATCTATTAAATCATCTGGTCCTGATCCAGTATTAGTTTGAAATTCCGCATGACCAAAATCACAACCATCGTCTCCTACTATAACATCTACTCCAATACCAGTAGCAGTGTTTGGTATTTTATTTTGTATAACAGTTTGTGCGCTAATACCATACCATGGATTTTCTTTTTGTGTCATTCTAAGTAATTGGTAACCTGCTCTATCTAAATCAGCAGATGTTGGCGTGGTGGGCATAATACTTGGATTTGAAAAGTTTCTGTAATTTTTTACAGTAGAAACATATCTATATGGTACAGTGTGTAATTCTTCTTTAGGTGGTTTATATTCAGGGTAACTAGCATAATCCAAACAAACAAACTTAATTCTTGGATTTTGTTTTAATAATTCTGCTTCTTCCTCAGTCATCAAATAAGTAGACCTAGTAGGACTATGCTCTTTAAAATCAACCAAATCGATACCTCTAGTAGGAATATTATCTTCTAATGTACCATCTCTTGTCAATACTTCATGTACATAGTCCCAATCACTTTCTGTATTGGTACAAATTTGATATATTTTTTTATCAGACATAGTTATTAATATTATCCAATGGTATATTTTGAGACAAATTTTTATTTTCTAGGAATTTTAATTTTTCACTTTCATATTGTCTTGCAGTGATTTGTTTTTTTCTTCTATTGTTAAGTAAAATATTAAAATTTTGTTCTATACTATTTAATTCAGTGTTTTCAGCCATTCTTAATAAACATAAATGACATATGAAGTTTTCTTTTGGTGTAAGCTTAACAATATAATCTGTGCTACCTTCTAAATCTTCAATAATACTACAAATAGGAATAATAGAATGCAATTCAAAACATCCATTTAAATTTCTATTTTTAGCACGATTTATAATATCATTATAAATCATTGAATATTTATTAGTAATCATAAAGTATTTAGTACAAAACAAAAAAGCGCACAAGGCGCTTTTTTGACTTCCCATCCCGAATGAAAAGATTTTGATTTATTGGAATGTTAGGTTCTGAACTGCAATTTCCCCAACGTAGTCAGCAGCATTACCGAATGATGATGCTGTGTTTGTTAACTCGATATATCCATAACGAGTCATAAAGCTAACTACTGGTTCAAATGTGCTTGGATCTAGAACAACACCACTGCTCATCAATGGAATGTATGGGCAATAGAATGCTGCTGCATCTGTTTCGCTTGAACCTTTATAACCAACTAGTACTGGTGTTGTATCTGGAGCATAGCTGTCTACAAATACACGCATTGCACCATTCAATGTACCAACAAACTTAGTATTTGTTGGAGCTTCGAATGTACCTTCTGTGGTACGTGCAAATGCTGATGTTGTTGCGCTTTGTAGAACTGTTAGTGCTGCACTTGATACGACTGCCCAGTTACCTGCACCACGACGAGTACGCTGTGCAATTAGGTTAGCAACACGATTGATTAGAACCGCTAATGCAGCATGTTCATCACCAACGTATGTAGCTGTACCTGATACTGTAGCTTGGTTGTATGTAAACTCTGTACTTGCTAAAGTACGTAGTGACAATAAGATTTCTTGGTCAATTTCAGCAGTAATTTCTTGCGCTAAAGCTGCCATGATTTCTGCTTCTACGTCGATACCATGTTGGCTTTGTGCATCTTGTGCTGCTTCAAATGTCCATCTTGCTTGTAGCTTACGTGACTTAGCTTCAACAGCTTGTCTTAAGATTTGTACAGAAATTTGCTTACCACCGTTACCTTCTAGACTTGCTGTATCATTAGCTGTGTAGCTACTGGTTGAGCTAGTACCTGAAGGAGTACGTGAGTATGCCTGTGCAATCTTGAATGGTGATAATGCTTCTTCACCTGCTGTTACACTTGTTGCTGCTGCTGATGTATCAGTTAATGACTGTGCATAACGAACACGCAATGTGTGAATTTGACCAACTGGTCCTGTCATTGGTTGTACACCAACTAGTTCATTTGCAATAACTGTTGGCATCACACGACGGATAACTGGTAGAATTACACGATTTAGTGTAGCAATATTACCTGCTGTTGTTGTACCTGCACTACTTTCTTGGAGTAGCGATTTACGAGTGTTTTCTAAGATTACACCCATTGTTGAACGACGAGGTCCTTTTAAGCCTTCTAACAGGGCATCTTTCGTTTCGTCCCAACGGCTTTCTAAGAGTACTTTTGACATTTATATTTTCTCCTAATTATGTCTATAAATTAAAGCCCTGCCAAACGCTTAATATCGATGACGTTATCACGCCCTTCGAATTCTTCTTTTACTTCTTTCTTGGCAGATTTATCACCAGTCACTTCTGTTACAATTTTTGATTCTGTTAATGTGGCTTTTTCAGCCTTTCTATCAGAACCATTCATTGTACCTGCATTTAGAACTGCTGGTAAATACTTGTCGAAAGCATACTTCAACTTAGGTGTCTGTACACTTTCTAGTAAGCTCATCATAACTTCAGATTTTTCCTTATTAAGAGGAGAAAGTAAATCATCTAATACTTTCTTTCTTTCATTAGTTTCTTTGATCATGCGAACTTCACGCTCTTTGCTTTCAACCAATTTTTTAGTTTGGCTAATTGCGGTTGTTGCTTCTGCTAATTGTGCTTCTTTTTCTTCTAGTTTTGCTAAAAGTTTACGTGTTTCTGCCTTATCATTTAAATAAGTTACACTAAACTCACTTGCAAAAGCTTCAAAGAGTTTGCGACCAAAGTTATTTTCTTTGGCTGACTTAATATCTTCTTTTAATTGTGACAATTCACCCTTAAGATGTGATGTAACAATGTTATTAAGTTTGTTTGCACTTTCCTTAACGAATCTAGACTTTAATTGATCTAACTTCGCTCTACCTTCTGCAACTAACTTAACTTTAGCTTCTACAACAGCACGTTTATCTTGTGAAAACTCCTTAATTTCACGAGCTAAAGCATGTACAACAAATTTCTCTAATTTTTGTTGGTTTTCCATTTGAGCCTTACGATCTGAACGTAATTCACGAATCTCTTCGGCTAATTTAGTTACCATAAAATCATTGAACTTTCTTGCACTTTCCTGTAATTGCATTTTTGCACGAACACGTTCTTCACTTAATGATTTACGTTCTTCGTTAAAATCAGCAATTTCTGTTTGTAGACTTTCTGTTATCATCTTATCAAGGGCTTCAACCATCACGCTTCTATCATGCTCATAGCGTTGTGCAAATTCTTCTCTTAATTCTGCACGAACTTGGTCACGGGCTTCATTGAGTTTGCCTTCCCATGCTTCATTTAATTCTTGGGCTACATCCTCTTTGATTAAACCGCTTTCAAGTAATGGTTTGATAGCATCAAACATGCTCTTTTCCCCTTTAATTGATTTTGAGGTCCTTGATGAGGCGCATTACTTCCTCTTTCAAGTACTTTTCTACTTTTTTGTCACCCTTAACCTCTTTACCTAATTCAATCATTTTATGACCATACTTCATATTCATCATACCTTCATAAATAGGCTTAGGATACGCATTTGGTGCGCTTGGTTGAGCAACTACATCAACAGTGATTATTTCAAAATCACTGACACGGCCATCCAAATCGTTAACATTACCGCTACCACGACTTGAGACACCTAATTTAACACCACTCTCCAACATGGTCTTTACTAATTGACCCATTGGAGTTGGTAATATTTTAAGTTTACCGAACCCGTTTGGCCCGTCCATCCACATACTTGTTATCATATGAGACACACGATCCAAATTAATCTTTAGATCGTCAGGGTGATCTACTTCCCCTAGTACAGAATAACCTTCGCTAATTTGTTTGTTAAGAGTATCCACGGCATTTTCAATTTCAGATACGGGGTATACACGCTCATTTGCGTTCTTTACCCCGCCCTGAATGAAGATCCCTTTCATATAGAGAGTCTTCAAATCACCGCCTTCTTCCCTAACACTTTCAACGACCATATTGGCACGATCAAATGTTAGAGTTTCCTTGAGATACAAAGCCATTTGCACTCAGATCCTTAACTCTTAGCTACTGGACTGTGCTTGTCTGCTGCACCGTCTTTCTTTACTGGTTTAGGTGTTGACTCACCTTTTTCTCTAAAATTGTCTTTTGCAGGACTATTCTTAAAGTTTCCAGCACCTTTTACTTGTGTCTCGCCTTTGCTATATAAATTGCTTGGGCCTTTAGGACTTGTTGGTACACTTTCAGCAGCACCACTAAACTTTACTGGCTTGCTGTCCATACCAGCTTGACCACTATTGTTTAGATTTGGGCTTTTTGTTTGTACACCATTGTCACCCATTTTACCATATGTGTTATATGTTTGACCGCCAACTTGTTTAAGTTGAACATTTTCCATCATAGCGACTTCTTCTTCCTCTTCGCCGCCCATTTCCATTCCTTCTTCGTCACCCATGTCACCCATTTCGTCGCCCATGTCATCACCACCGCCCATTTCTGCTTGGAATTCTGCCATGAGTCTTTCTAATTCGTCGACCTTTTCTTCAACATCAACAATTCGGTCTTCTAAATCTTCTTCACCACCCATGTCCATGTCATCTTCGTCACCGGGCATTAGTTCGACTTCTTCTTCATCGTCTACTTCAATGTCTTCATCATCTTCGGCTTCTGACATTTCTTCTTCAGCATTGATTTCATCAAGTAAATCACCTACTTGACCTCCCATGCCTTCTTCCATGTCATCTTCCATTTCTTCATGCATACCCATTGACTCATCCATCATTTCTTCATCCATGATAGATTCATAAATTTCACGGGACTTTTCAACAATTATTTCGTGAAATAATTGTCTTGCTTGATCTTCGTTCTCATTGATAATTAAATCAATAAGTTGTTCAAATTTTTTGTTATCCATTATTAAATTCTCCTGATTGGAATGGCTTTGTAATAATTATTTAGTTGATAGTCAAAAAAATAGCTCAAAATAGTCTATTTTTTTACGTTTTCGGCAGGATTATAGTGAAGGTGCTTCTGATTGCTCAGGTTTGGCACCATATTGTTCTCTTACTTTTTTAAGATGTTCTTTCTTTTCGTAATTTCTTACATCAATCATCTTACGTAATGTTCTTATTTGCTTTAATGTAAGTTTAGTTTTACGACTCATTTTCCACATAGGTCTACTGTTATCAGACTTAAGGTCTTGATAACCTGCTATTGGGGGATCAAACATTTCGTTTAGTAACATGATATTATTTATCTTATGCGGGTACAGCAGCTCCTGGAGCACCTGTTGGTGCTGGTGCAACACCTGGCGTTTCGCCACCAACAGGTCCAGCAACCTCAGGACCTTGTTCTTCTTCACCTTGTTCAGCTTGATCCAAAGTATCTTGATCTGATTGAATATCACTTGCGCTTACACCAATACTACGCAAATCATTTCCTTTTGGTTCATCAACAACTTCTTTCTTGTTTTCTTCTTCCCAAAGTTTTTCGTTTTTCTTAATTTCTTCTTCGGTTAATCCTAAAAATCTTTCCAATGCAAAACGTTTACTCATATATGGAAAAGCTTCCATTGTTGCAAATGTACTAACTCTTGCAGTGTCTAATTCGCTTTGTCTGTATGCTGCAAAATTTTGAGGTGGATTAAAAACTAAACTAAACAATCCACTATCAATATTAAATCCACGCCAACGTAAAAATAACTTAAATTCTTCATCAAGTTTCATTGACATATAACTTTGTAAGCGTTCACAATATTGATTGAAACGAAACTCTTGTATCATTGCTGTGCCTACTCTACCATCACTTAATGGTGTAGTATTATCATCAGGACCTGTTGGTAAGTAACTACTAGGAACACGTAGTCCTCTTGCTAAACGATTATTAAAATATTTCAAATCATCAATTTCGCCTAGATTTTGACCACCTGGTAATACTTCAACACTACTTCCACGTCCATCCGCTGTTACAGGGAAGAAATAATCTTCATTCATGCTTAATGGATTATATGATGCATCAACTATACTTTGTCCACCATACAAGCTAGGTATTCTACGTTGATGAATTTCATTTTTAATGCGCTCAACAAAAGCCATAGCCATGTGACTTGGCATATTACCAACATCAATCTTAAACATTCTACGTTCAGGAGCACGTTGTACACGATAAATCAATACAGCATCTTCTAATAATTCTTTTTGTTTATAAACTTTAAAAATGTTTTCCAGTATTGATTGTCCAAAAGGCCAAAATCTATCTAATCCTTCTGTTAAACTTACATGTAATATGTGCTTTGCATCAATTGCGCTTTCACTTTGACCTAATGTAAAACGACTACCTGTTGTATTATATGGCATGGCTGGTACTGTGTATGGTGTATTTGTACCTCCACCAGTGCCTCCTAAACCAGTTGCAGGATTAGCTGCAAAATCTGTATTAGTTTTTTGTGCTACACTTAAATTTTGTAAGTTTATGTTAATATCTTTTAATACATACTGTTCAGGTTTTTTACCTTCACTTTCATTTACGATAACTTTGATTACTTTTACCATATCGACCCAATATAACTTAAAGTTCTCTGGATCGCGGACAAAAACTTGATCTCCGTATTTTATAACATTTCTAAATATTTTAAAAATACGGTTATCAAATTCGTTTAATTTACACCATTGCTGAAGTTGAGTTTTAAGTAGTTCAACTTCATGTGGGGTGGGATCATCTTTCCAATCAAAGTTAAACGGTGTTTTATTGTGTTCATTTTTTTGTGTAGAAAATTCCGAAATAATATCCAAACAAGCATTAATTTCAGCATCTACATCCATCATTTCATATTGATTATAACGTTCAATACGATTTGGGTGACCTGTATATACTTCAGGTAACCTACTCATGTAATTTTTATAACCAAATTCTGTATTATTCCAACCACCTGTAGGTGTGTCATTCATACTATTCCAGGCACCACTATTACTGTTTACACCTGAAATCGGGCTACTTACACCACTTCTGTTGAGGAATTTTTTCTTATAGGTCATAATGTATATATTATTTAGTTTTAAACCCTAGAATATGTTACAAGCTTACCTTGTAAATCATTACTTGTACCCAATGCATCAATCATAGCATCAAGTTTACCTGCAATCATATCCATCATTTCAACATTCATTGATTGCATTTCTCTAAGCATAAAATCGTTACTAGTTGGGGCCATAGTTTGTATTGTTTCTTTTTGTTGTTCCCCTGGTGGACTTGTAAGCATTTTTGCTAACATACTATTAGTATCTAATGGAGCAACAACTTCATCACCGTGAAGTTCTACAGGATATCCTGTCATTGGTCCTGAAAATATGCCACCGAATTGTGCTTTTGCTGGTTGTTCTTGTATTTTACTTGAAAATCCTTGTGCTAACTGAGCACGTTTTTGTGTTTCTGCCTCACCTCCTGCATAGCCTACAGCTTTACCAACTGCTCTTATGTCTGTAAGATCAACCCCTCTTTTTTCTTTGTCTTTGAAATATGCAACAGCAAGCTTTGATGCAATATCGGGGTCATTTGCCAAATCTGGGTTTTCTACAAGATCGACACCTATCAATTTTCCATATCGTTCGTAATTACTTTTACCAGTAAGTTGAATTAATCCACGTCCTCGGTATTTGTAACCTTCATCGGCGGCATTACCCATTCTACCACCATAAAGTAAATTGCCAACCGCTTCGGGACCTTGAGAAACAACTGACTCTGCTTCTTCCATTGATTTAAAACGAACTTTATTTCTGCTCTGTTCAGGACCGTATAAGTTATATAAGGTTTTAGCTGAATATCTACCTACTTCCTCACTTCGTGGTTTAAACCCTGACTCTGCTTGAACCTGAGCCATAATATTTGCCAATGCGCTATTATCAGTAATTCCTTGTTTTTTAAGTTCTCCTAATAATAACTCTTGTTGTTGTCCTCTACTAATTTGTATACCTTCTCCTGCTTTTGCTCCAGGTGTTATACCTGTACCAGCTTGTTTACTTGGCGTGATTCCTGTGCCTGATGTGGTTGTATTACCTTTTAAAGACATAGCCGGTGCGGTGCTAGGTGCTGTTGGTGATGATTTTGTACCTTTACCTTCTTCAATTTTAACTTTTATTTGAGAAGAAAACTTACTTAAATCAATACTTGCTAACTTAAATGCCTGACTTACGACACTTGTACTTTTTTGTAATTCTTCGGTTTTTTCTTGCTTTTCTTCTTCTAATTTAATTTGTTCTTTAGCTAAATCATCCCAACGTACCAATGATGCAGTAAGTTTTTTCAAAGTCAATTCGCTATCTTTTAGTTCTTCATTTAATTTTTCTCTAAATTCTAGTTCTTCATCATCTTCTGTTTCGTTTGATAATGTATTACTTTGTATTTGTACTGGAATGGTTTTATTATCAGGTAATGGCACTACAGCTTCTGGACCAGCTTCACCTGCTATACTTGGACCAGATGTAATACCGCCTTTAGCCTTTTTAGGCAAATCAGGCATTTCTAATGGTTTTGGACGTTCCGCCTTCATTTGTTCGTTAAAAGCATCATATTCTTCTTTACTAACTTGTCGTCCGTTTACTTCATATGTAGATTTAGAATTAGGATTCTTTTTAATTGCTTCACGTTTAGCTTCCACACTCTTTACTGACTCATCAACTTTTTTGTCCGCGTCCTGTGTCATTTTGACAACACTACCACCAACTACTTCTCCTACTACTGAGCCTGCTTTACTTCCTAACCATCCTCCAACCGCTGCACCCAACAAACCACCTATTATATTTCCAACTATAGGGACAGCACTACCCAGGGCTGCACCTATTGCAGCACCTTTTAATGCTCCTGCTGCACCACCTGCAGCAGTGCCAATTCCACCACCAACAGCTTCACCTTTTTGTACCTTAGCTTCTTCTTTTGTTATTTTACCTTCTTCCAATTCCTTATCAGCTTTTTTAATCCCTTGATAAGTTTCTATCATTCCGCTACCAACTGCTGCTACAGTGCCTATAACAGGTGCTGCCTTAGCTAAGCCTGCCAATGGGGCCGCTAATTTAGCTAAGGCTCCTGCTGCTGAACTAGCGGCTGCAGTGGTGCTTGCAGCACCTGTGGCAGCGGTAGCTGCTGCAGGAGCTGCGGCTGTTGCTACTGTAGTTGCTGCTTTTGCACCTGTCCCGCCTAATCCACCTAATCCAGGTATCTTACTTGCTAAGTCTTTTAATCCACCCAGTCCTCCCATTTGACTGGCAGCTAATTTACCTAATGCAAATGTTGCCGCAGCGGCAGCAGCAGTCAACGCAACTGCGGCAGCTGTACTACCTTTTACACTACCTGTGAATGGATTAACAACATCAATAATAGAATCTAATGCTTTTCTTAATTGTCTTTCCCCTGATTCTCTTGCAGCAGCAGAGTCAATTGCTTTTTGACCTTCTTTACCTGCTTTTTTAGTTTCGTCTAGGTCTTTTTTACCTTGGATCATTCTTTCAACAAACGCTTTTTGTTCTTCTTCCGTTCTTAATTTTGCATATTGTGCCGCAGTTTGGCGACTCTTATTGTCCATTCCAAAAGTGTCTTGCAATTCTTTACTTGCTTTACCGAATCTATATCCTGCTTCACCAAAATCTTTATTAAATTTTTCAGCACTTGTTACTTGTTCACCCAATAATCTACCAGTTTGACTTTTACCTTTGTTCAATTCATCATTCATTTTAACAATGTTAATACCAGCCATTTCTAATTTAGCATTATTTTCTGTTAACACTGTCTTACCATCAGTAGATATAGATTCTAACACAGCAGCAGCTTTTGCTGCTGACATGGTGTTCACTGCAACTGAAGCAAATTCTTCTTTTACTTTAACAGTTTGTCTAATTTGTGCAGCTTGTGCTTCTAATTCTTTTTTTCTACCTGCATCGGTTTCTTTTCTTGCCTGTTCTTCAAACGCCAAAGCTTTTTGATCCATAGAAAACTTATATGCATTAAAGTTTTCGTTTGCATTGGCAATATCCAATGCTTCTTGCTGTTTTTTAACACTAATACCTGTTAATTCAGCAAGTACATTAAGTTGATCTATGTAAGCTAAACTAGCTTTTTGTAATTCTTTTGGACTTTTAGTTAATTGTTGTCCGCCATCTAATTGTTGTTTTAAATAAGTGTTTTGTGCTTCAATTAACTCATCTTGTGTATATCCTAATCTGCGATATGCCTTTAATTGATCTTCACCAACCGCTGTAAATTGTGCGAAAGCTTTTATGCCACCGGTTGATGTACTACCTAAAGCAATTAAATTCTGACCAGCATCTTTTATATTTTTCGTGAATGTGCCTAAATTATAGCTACTAAATCCTGCTTCTTTGCCTAACTTAAAAATACCATCCGCAGTTAATCCTACATTACCACCAAATTTACTTAATTCATCATACCCTTTTACAACGGCATCGGTTTGTTTTAATATAGCACCTGCAAATGTTCCAACTGCACCCGCTGCCATACTAATAGCTTTACCTAATGGACCAAATTGACTAGCAATATCACTTATGGCTGATGTGGCACTTTTAATACCTGATTCATACTTACTGAAACTATTATCTGTTACATTTGTTATTGCGCTACCAAATTGCCTTAATGCATCAATACTATTTTTTTGAGCACTTTTAAAAGCCTGCTCTCTTGCTATAGCTTCTTCACGTACTTGATTTTCTTCTTCAATAGTATGTGATAAATCACTTAAGCCTTTACTTAATTTTCCTGCTGCATTTAATTGATCACGTAAACTTTTATTATTGGCTAGGGTAATGGCATTCATGCTTGCCATTTCTTCAGTTAAACGTCTAAGCGTTTCAGCTAATTCATCATTTATTTCAGCCATAGGATTTGTCCAATAAATACATAGTATTTAGTATCCAAATATTACATATTTCCAAAGGAAAAACATGTCGCTTGAAAACAATCCATTAAAACAATATTTTAGAAGACCTGCGGTATTTCTGCGGTTACCAAGTGAGGGCAAAGATTACCCTGAAGGTGTTATAGATATCCCAGTAACTGGTGAAATTCCTGTTTATCCAATGACGGCTATTGATGAAATTACAACGAAAACACCTGATGCACTTTTTAATGGTTCAGCCATTGTAGAACTTATAAAAAGCTGCGTGCCTAATATTAAAGATCCATGGAAAATTAGTTCTAGTGATTTAGATGCAGTTCTTATTGCAATTAAATCAGCAAGTGGAGGTAATGAACTTGATATTGAATCACAATGTCCTTCTTGTGAAAATTTAAGTAATTATGGAATCAATCTTATTAGTGTGTTAGCAGGAATGAAAGCTCCTGATTACAGTAAATTATTAACTATAGGTGAATTAGGTGTTAAGTTTAAACCATTGACTTATAAAGAAATGAACGAAGCTAGTTTAGGACAATTTGAAGTACAAAGAACATTTCTTGCAATCGAACAGGTACAAGATAATGACGAAAAAAACAAAAGAGGACAAGAGGCATTACGTAAAGTTACTGAACTTACTATGACAATTTTATGTAAGGCAATTGAATATATAAAAACACCAACCTCTCAGGTTAATGAACCTAATTATATTTTAGATTTCTTACATAATTGTGATAAAAACATCTATACTATTATACGTGATTATAATGCCGAATTAAAAGCTAAAACTGAATTACCACCATTAGATATTGAATGTCCCAATTGTACACACAAATATAAACAACCCTTTACATTAAACGCTTCTGATTTTTTCGGCTGAGGCTTCTACGTCTTAACCCAGATGAGGTTGAGAAGCTAATAGCAGGTTATGATAAAGAAGTACTGGGTATAAAGAAAAATGCATTAACCATGGCATGGTATATGAGAGGTGGTGCTAGTTACGAAGATATCCTTAATATGAGTAGTAATGAACGTAAAGCTATTAATCAAATCATAGATAGTAATTTAGAAGTTACTAAGAAATCGCAATTACCTTTCTTTTAAAGACGAACTACGTTCGTCTAAGACCTCACTTCGTTCGGTCTTATTTTTTATATTCTTATTTCTTATACTTGCCGCTAGGATGTCCATGGTAGTGCTATTCAGCACTACCAAAATTGACTTGCCATGCCTGTCAATCCATGTTGTCTTTGCCAATACACATAGCCTTACTGCTTGTATATCCTACCGGTTGCCCTGTAAAGTTTATGGCCTGTAGTGAAGCTTATGTTTGTAAACATATCTTCGGCAACGCACATCCTATAACATCAAGACAAAATAGCTATAGGCTTGTTGAGTGTTCGCTTTGTCGATTGCACTCTCGGTGTATTGAGGATAACCCCTTACTCCAGTTCTGTCGGCACAGCACTACCTGTACTTTCTCAAGGAGGGTCTAGGAACCTAGACCAAACAAATTGTTATGTTTGAATTGTTAAAATGTTTTCTTGTTGTTCTGACGTGGTGTCTTTTGTAGCTGAATATGTTTTAAGTAGGTCTTTATTATGTTTAAAAAAATCATTAAATTCTATAATAAGCCAATCACCAAAATTTTTACTAGAATAATACATAAAGTTATCTGTGACCCATGTAGGACCACATTGAACAGCAACAAATTTACCTTTACGATTAAACTTCATAAACAATACATTCATATCGTTAGGTTCTGCTACTGCTAACATTTGTTCGATCCAAGTATTTAGTACTTTACAGTCACCTGTTAATACCAAATGAAATGGAAAATCATTATAACTTTTGCATTCTGCATTGAAACGGGGAAAACTTTGTCCAGGTACAATGTCCCCTTTAAATGAACGAACCTGACCCTCATGTAAAAACTCTTTACGAGATTGGTTCTTGCCACCCACATATGCACCACTACCTGGGGCACGAATAAAACTCTCTTGGTAAATTTCACTTAGGAAATTTGCTACATCACGCTCAAAACTTGAGCCTTTTTTCTTTTGTGGACTTGGCATATCTTTATATATCAACATTACAGTACAATAATATTTTTATTCTGTATCAACTGCTGTGCTATAGCTTGTAAATCCTTTTTCTTTTACTACCTTTAATACATTTGGAACACGCCCTGCTAATTCTTCACGATGGCTAACTAACCAAATACTCTTGTGGCGTCTTCTACTCATGTCTTTTAATATTGCAATACTATTTTCTACACCCATTGTATCTAACCCACTATCTATTAATTCATCAATAAACAATGTATTAATAGGTGCATATAAATTTTCCCATACATCACGGAATGCAAAACTTAATCCCAAAATCAACCTGTTACGCTCACCCCTCGATAAATTATCAAAATCTAATTCACGACCTAACTCTGTAATCTCAACTTGTAAATCATTTTTGAATACAACCTGATGTGGTAATCCAATCTTGTCCAAATAATGCGTAAGTCGTGAATTTAAATAACTTAGATTTTGGTCAATAATCTTCTTACGTACAAAACTATCCTTGCTTGTTAATAAATCTAATAAGAACTTTTGATGTTCCATAGTTCTTGTTATTTGATTAATCTTATCAAAATTAACTTCCTGTAATGCTTGATTTTCCATTTCAGTAATTTGTTCACTGTATGGGTCAGTATCATTCATCTTGTTTTCTATACTGTTATTAATGTTTTCTATTTTGCTACTATGTTTTACTGCTTCTGCTTCTGTAACATAGTGTGTAATAGGCTTATCAATGACAATAATTGGATTATCCGTTAGTGAATTTAATTGTTGTTCATATTCTTTTAGTAACTTTTTACTTTCAGTAAGTTGTTTGGTTTTGTCTTTTAATACAGTAGTATGTTGTTTATCATGTAATTCATGCCCACAAGCATAACACTTATGGTCTTTTAATGTTTTTACTTCTTTATCTAATTTTTCACAGTTAGTGTATTCTTTAGACATGTCTTTTCTAAGTTGGCTAACTTTACTATCATATGCATTTTTTAATGAAACTAATCTATTATATTCTAGTAAATCTTTATGTGCTTGTAACTCAGACTCAATATCTATTTCGGATAATTCTGATAATTCAGTTGCTAGTCCTAACAAATCTTCGTCATGTTTAGCCTGCCAAAGCTTTTGTCTACGTTTTAAACTTTCGATTTGTTCTTTAACACGCTTGTTTGCTTCTTCTATGGCTTTAACACGAAATTCTTCTTGTTGGATATCGTCTTTACTTTGACGTATTAAATCTTTGAT